CCGTAACCGTCCGACACCGACAGGCGGCGAATCTGCCGTGGAATCATTGAGACCGCAAAATCATAGGCTGGTTTCAGCCTACGATCCAAACCTTGGTGGTCAGCCCACACGTGGGCCAACCGCTTCAGGTTGTTCGCGATCTTGATCCATGACAAAGGGTTGTCAGGTACCTCTTTGAGGTACGCAGGTCGAACAAGGCTCCCTCGAAGATAGTCTTTCCCGCAGGACTCCCGGAAGGGCCCGCGGGCGAATGACTTTTCGAGGTTGACGGTGAACCCACACAGTGACAAGTAACGGACGAGTTCTTCGTACACCCCTAAAGGGCATACGATGTCATCGCCGTAGCTCGTGCACCAGAATGGGTTGTAACCGTTGTGCTGAGCCACCGATGAACTGAGAGCCCAAAAAATCAAGCTCTCAAGCTCGAACGTAAATCCGTTCCCCATAGACGAAAATTTCTGGTAAGGCGCAAAGCCTTGCCCAGGGAACTCGCCGAACTGGGAACGAACTGAGTTCAGAGCAGCAAACCAATCGGACGGAAGCAGGTACTCTACCAATCTCGCTGAGATTGTGTCAGAAGCCCTTTCTAGGTCGATTGTAGACAGACTATCGTCGAGAGAACCGAGGCGCGCGAGCGCTTGGTTCGTTTCCTGGCCGTCTCTCAGATTCCACCCGTGTCGGCGCATCTTCTCTCGAATGACGCGACCGATTCCGAGTTGGAACCAGATGTTGACGGTAGGTTCAACGGCGATTGCACGATCTGTCTTTGCGTTCTTCGGCACGAACGTGACGCGATTACCTGGTACGACCGCTGGCAGAGGGGTGACCCATGCCGGATAGTCGGTGTCTGTCTGGAGACAGGCCCAGGAAGGCAAGCTGGAAACCAGTTTCATGCCCATTTTCGCGAACGACGGGGTAACTTCCAGCTTTGAGCTGTACTTGTTAGAGTCATGAAGCCTCGTGCCTTTGCACGAAGACGTCACACCAGGCCCAAAACCGCCTCTTTCGAGGACGGGCCTCCAATCGAATCGTCCTAGGACATCGCTGATGAAGATCCGTGCTCGATTGAGCACATCATCTGCATCAAGAGGGCCGGGTGAATTTAAATACCCGGGTACCTCGGCTGCGACTCTTCTAAGATTCTCGTTGGTAGCTCTGCACTCATCCTCACTCTTGAAGAAAGCCTTTACGGCCACCTCGCGAGGATTTCCCCAGGTAAAACCTGGGTACTTCGCTAGAAAGTCCTTTTGAAGGCGCTCCCAGCGGTAGAGATGAACAGAGTCAAGGTTCAGGCTCCCCTTCGTGAGGGGGCCACTGAAGATCCCTTCCGGGATCTCCAGTAGGCGAGCGAGATGCTCAACCGCCTGAGACGTTTCCGTCGGGGTCAGTCTCGGCAGGGTGAACCACTTTTTCGGTCGAGGTTTTGCCTCTTCCGGGTTGAGGTTTCCGCCGAGTACGCGCTTTGCGTCGTTTGGCAACTGACAGTCCTTTCAGTAATCTGAGTAATCCGAGGAGTAACGGCATCACTGCCGTTACGAGAACTGCAACTTCCTCAGTGGTGGAGCTCGCCATCAGGTTCGCTCCCCACTGCTTCGAAGTTTTCGTCCTCCTAGCTCCCCTCGCTTTCGACCAAGACTTTCATCTTGTTCATGGCGAGGATGAGCCCACCCTCGGACCTTGTGATTACCGC